CCATCCGTGCCCGCTCGTGTGTGGCACGGCTTCGCCTTCTGGCACACGCTCCAGGTTTTTATTTTGGTCCAATGGATGCTCGCTCATGGTATTTCTCCGAGGCCCGTATTGACGCTGGGCAGGCGTTGCGGCGCACTCTGCCAAGCTTTCCGCAATCGCCAACAACTTTCTTCTCTCACAGCCCTAGTAGGCTATCAGGTCGTCCTCGACTTATGACTATTCCGTAGCACCTTGGTTACGTGTGGTTATAACCATGCGTAACCATGCTCTTCCCCTATTCACGAACTTTCGTCATAAACCCTAGTAAACACTATAACCATACACCCAAAATCACTATGGTCGCACGTCGCGTAACCAAGCTGCAACTTATAACCACACCTCTTCATTTCTCCAAACATACTGTTTTTACCGTGTGTTTAGCTATAACCAATAACCATGTTTGGTTAGCTTGGTGGCCCCCCTAGAGTCGCTTCACTCCCGGCTTACGCCTCCGTTACGCGCCTCTTCCCCCGCCGATGGCACTGATTCGAGCATCTCACAATCCCCCGTAAGTCACAAGGCGCGGCGTGCTGGAAGCCCGGCACGCCTGGGCCTGCCGTTGAGCGATCAGGCCCAAAACACTCCCCGGCGCCCACTTCTCCGCTCCCAGACTATCAGCGATCAGGCTATCAGGCCGGTTTTGCCTGCCCTTGGCTTTGACGTGCCTCGCCGTAGAGTAATATTTATGAGGACACTAGGAGTTGATCCGGGCCAATCGGGCGGGCTCGCCCTGATAGCCGACTCGCTTCCCCTGCTCGCCGTCATGCCTGATAGCCTCCAAGACCTCGCGGCCCTGATCCGATCGTGGTCGCCTGACCTAGCGATCGTGGAGCGGGTTCACAGCATGCCAGGGCAAGGCGTGGCTTCGTGCTTCACGTTCGGCCAGGGGTTCGGGGCGATCCTGGGCGTCCTGGCGGCCTATCAGGTCGCCACGGTACTCGTGGCGCCTCAGGCGTGGCAATCGTCGATCCTGGGGCCTGTGGCGCCGGGAGGCTGCAAGGCTGATCGCCGCAAGGCTGGCAAGGCTCGGGCCTGCGCTTGGGCACGCGAGCACTGGCCGGGCGTAGAGCTGCGAGCCCGCGTGCGCTGCAAGGTCGATCATGACGGGCTTGCAGATGCGCTGTGCATCGCAACGTGGGGCTCGCGAGCGTATGCGTTCTTAGGCTGATCGTTGACCACCCTTTCAGCGAGGAGGGGGAGGCACACCCAACGCGCAGAATGAAACGGGGGTTTACCGTCTGCTGGGTCAGAGAGGGAGGGGCTCTGTTTTTCGCCCAGATTTTTTCCGCCAAAAAAAATATTTTTTGACACGCTCCTCGCGACACGCTACAAGGGCACCCATGCCCGCGCGCGACAAACACCGGAAACGTGTCTACGCCGCCGAAGAGAGCTGCCCGCTCTTGAACCTGTACCAGCGCTTCACCCCGGCCCAGGCGCAGTACTGGGTCCACCGATGGTCGAACAGCGCGTGGGCGAAAAAACTGTGGTCGAGGAAGACGAGACGTTTCACGCCCGTACGCTTGAACAAGCGCCTCACGGCCTACCGGGGTGAAGCCTACGCGAACGGAATCTGGCTCGGCGTCTACGGGGGCTGCGAGTGCAAGTACGTCGTGATTCATGAACTCGCGCATGTGTTCGATTCGCGTGAACATCCGCGGATGGCGGCGCACGGACCGACGTTTCGCTCCACGCTTCTCGCCCTCACAGCGAACATACTCGGCCGCGAAGCGGCGCAGCAGTTGATCGAGGCCTTCGAGAACAAGCGGGTGCCAGCCGTCAAGGTGCGAGAAAGAATCACTTGTTGAGGGCGGCGCTGTGCCCTATGCTGCGCTCGTCCCCACCTTGGAGCCTTACCATGCTTGACACCCTCCTACCGCTACTCGCTAAAGTTCTGGAGCACAAGACCGAGATTTTTGCAGCGATTGGCGCTCTTGTGACCGCGGCCTCGGTGATCGTGAAGTTGACGCCGACGCAGAGCGATGACGCGATCCTGGCGAAAGTCGTGAACGTGCTGAATCATCTGTCCGTGTTCGAGGCGAAGGATCATCTGCCAAGCGACAAGAAGTAAAAACCTCACCGACCAAGGATTGAACCATGGCCGAAGAGGGCATACCGCACCGCGAGTGCGACCGCAAAGACGAGATCGCGACGCTGCGCACGGAGATCGAGTTGGTCAAGCAAGACCTGACAGCGAATCATGCGAGACGGCTTGATTTCTTAGAACGCATCGCGTTCGGATTCATCGGGCTGATCGTGCTCGGAGTTCTCACCACACTCGGAGGCGTCATCATCTGGGCGCTGGGTTACCACAAAGGACCGTAGTATGGACGGGGGACGTCTACCGCTGAATGCTCAGGGCAAGTTGCCCGACCAGAGGCTCTTCGTTGAAGGGTGGGACGGGGACACTGAGAAAACTGCGGAGCGACTGAATCTGGCTCTGAGCGACTGCAAGCGCTGGGCCTGCATGTCGTGGTTCCAAGATGCGATCAACAAACGGTACGAGCGCGAGACGTTGGCGTTGCGGAGAGACAACGTCTATCAGCTCACGAAGGCCGTTGTCGGGAGAAGTGAGATTCAGGCGATGTGGAGCGACATCGCGAGTGACACGACGGCGAAGTTGGCCGATCGACTGAAGGCGAGCGAGATGCTCGCGAAGAGTCAAGGGTTGCTGAACGACAAGCTGACGATCGAAGGGAACGCAGCGAAGCCTGTGGTCGTGCATCGGGTTGACATCGAAGATCGCGTCCGCGCACTGGGCGTCAGCGTCGTCGAGAAGGCGGTTGAAGTTACGAGGGTTGAAGATGACGGGTCATGGCTGGACGGAGGCGAAGATGTCTTCTGAAGGACTGCATGCCTTGGCGTCTTTGTCGCGCGAGAAGATAGTCGGGCTCTACGCCGACGTCTTGCAGTCGGAAAACAACACGGAGAACCTGCGGTTCCTCTGCCGGAAAGATCTGTTCTTTCTGCTGGTAGTGGGATGTCGGCGCGCGGATCTGAACTGCCCGTGGATGTTTGAGCGCTGCCGCGAGGTAGAGGCGAACCCGAATGGCCATCTCGATCTGTGGGCGCGCGAGCACGGCAAGTCGTCGATCATCACATTCGGAAAAACCATCCAAGACATTCTCGTGAATCCGAACGTGACCGTCGGGATCTTCAGCCACACGCGCCCGATCGCAAAAAGTTTCTTGAAGCAGATCAAAACGGAGTTGGAAGAAAACCAGTTTCTGAAATCACTCTTCCCGGAGATCCTCTATGCAAACCCCCAGAAAGAATCCGTGCTGTGGTCACTGGATGCAGGTATCACCGTCAAGCGAACGAGCAATCCCAAAGAGGCCACTGTTGAGGCGTATGGTCTCGTGGACGGGCAGCCTACTAGTAAACACTTTTCTCTTCTCGTGTATGATGACGTCGTTACTCGTGAATCGGTTTCGACTCCGGAGATGATGGAGAAGACGACCGAGGCGTGGGGCTTGTCCTTGTCGCTCGGCGCGATCGGCGGGAAGCGGCGCATCATCGGAACGCGCTATCACTTCAACGACACATACAAACACATCATCGATCGCGGTGCGGCGATCCCTCGCATCAAGGCCGCGACGGTTGACGGGACCCCGCAAGGCGCGTCCGTGTACATGGACAAGGAGACGTTGGCAGAACGTCGCATGGGAGGTCCCTACGTTTTCGCCTGTCAGTATTTACAGAACCCTGTCGCTGACGGCGCGCAGGGCTTCAAGGTCGAGTGGCTGAAATACTACGACGGCGAGTACGGAAAGTTCGGCGGGCCTCCAGGCTCGATGAATATATTTTTACTGGTCGATCCGGCGAGCAAGAAGAAGAAGGAAAACGATTACACGGCGATGGCGGTGATCGGACTCGGGGCAGACCAGAACTACTACCTGCTCGACGCTATTCGCGATCGTCTGAATCTCACTGAGCGCACGAAGGAAGTGTTTCGGCTCGTGCGCAAGTGGCGCCCCTTGGCCGTTGGCTACGAACAGTACGGCATGCAGTCCGACATCGAGCACATCCAGTTCGAGCAGAACCTGCGGCGCGAGCGCTTCAAGATCGTCGAACTGGGCGGCCCGATGCCGAAGGAAGACCGCATCCGGCGAATGATCCCGGTATTCGAGAACGGGCGCTTCTACTTGCCGCGGAAGCTGATGTTCCGCGACTACGAGGGAAAAGCCCGCGATTACGTGGCGGAGTTCTTGCGCGACGAGTACTCGGCATTCCCCGTTGCAACCCATGATGACATGTTCGACAATCTGGCTAGGATCGCGGAACCACAGCTCGGGGCGTCCTTCCCGACGCCTAAAGGCTCGGTTACCGGTTCGGTGCCGACCAAGGCCAACAACGCTTACAAGGTGCTCTAACATGTGCGTCGGCGGACCCTCGATCAGCATGCCAAAACCGCCCGCCGCGCCGGCTCCGACCGAAGCGCTGAAAGCTGTGAACCAAGACGTCGCCGCGGCGCGCGACAACACGGCGCGCCGAATGGCCGCGCGGCTGTCCCTGATGCGGACGAACCAGACCAGCGGTCTCGGGTTGACGACGCAAGCGACCACAGCCAACAAGACTTTACTCGGGACTTGACTTATGGCTGACAGATACCCTGACGTCTGCAAGGCTATCACCACGCGCTATGAAGCGCTGAAGGCCGATCGTTCGTCGTACCTGAAGCTGTGGAGCGACACGCAGAAGTTCATTCTGCCCGATCACGGCCGCGGACTGAGCGGCGGCAACAGCGAGACGGAAGATAAAGATGGCGCCGACAAGATGACGTCGATCTACGATTCGACGGCGACGGCGGCGAACGGCGTGTTGGCGGCAGGACTGCTGAATGGGCTGACGAACATTACGCGCCCGTGGGTCCATCTCGGCGCGCAAGATCCGATGTTGGACGAGCGGCCCGAAGTGAAGAGCTGGCTGTACATCGTGTCTGAACGGATGCGCTACGTGTTTTCGCGCAGCGATCTCTACACAGCGCTGCACCACAGCTACTCGGAACTGGGATGCTTCGGCACCGGGCCGATCGCACAGCTCGAAAACTTCAAGAAGGTGATGCGCTTCCGTCCGTTCACGGCCGGCGAGTACTACCTCGCGATCGACCACAACGGCGACGTCGATACGTTCTATCGCGATCTCTGGATGACAGCGTCGCAGATGATCGGACAGTTCGGCGCAGACAATGTTTCGACGCAGGTGATGGACGCCTACAAGCGCAACTCCGAGACGCGATTCCAAGTCGTACAGGCGATCGAGCCGAATGACGGTCGCGTGCCCATCCCAGGCCCTGACTGGAAGTGGCGCAGCGTCTACAAGGAAATCGGCAGCAACGATCACAAGCTCTTGTCGGTCGGCGGCCATCGGCGATTCCCGATTCTGGCCCCGCGCTGGTTCGTCGTGGGCAATCAGGTCTACGGCCGCGCGTGCCCCGGCATGGTGGCGCTACCTGACGTCAAGCAGCTTCAGAAAGAGACCGAGAAGAAACTGGTTGCGCTCGACAAGATGGTCGATCCGCCGACGGTGTCTGGCGGCGTTCCGACGGAGATGCAGATCAACACGTTCCCTGGCGGTCACACGTTCGACGGGTCTTCGCCCGGCGGCGAAGGACTGCGCCAGCTCTACCAGATCAATATGCCGGTGGACATGTTGCGCGCTGACATCAACGCGCTTCAGATGCAGATCAAGGAACGGTTCTTCAACAACCTGTTCCTGCTCCTTGCTGAAAATCCTGGCCGCATGACGGCCCGCGAAGTCGCCGAGCGTCACAGCGAGAAGCTGGAACTGCTCGGGCCTTCGATCAATCGCATGACGACCGAACTGCTGCAACCGCTCGTCGAGAACGCTCTCGACATGATGTGGCAGGCAGGCATCATCCCGCCCGCGCCCGAAGAGCTGCAAGGCCAAGAGCTGCGCGTCGAGTTCGACTCGGTGCTGTCACAGGCGCAGAAGATGTCGGGCATCGGAGCGATCGAACAGTTCGTCGCCTTCACCGGATCGGTTGCTGGTACTCGCCCCGACGTCATGGACAAGATCGATGCGGACGAACTGATCGACGTGTATGCCGATCGCACGGGCGTTCCGCCCAGCATCGTCGTTTCGGACGAAGAGGTCGCGAAGATCCGCGAGCGTCGCGCGCAACAGGCGCAGCTCCAACAGGCGCTCCAGAGCGGCGCAGTCATGGCCGAAGCGGCCAAGACACTCAGCCAGACGGACATGGGCGGCAACACCGCACTGTCCACATTGCAAGGCGCGCTCCCGGGCGGGCTCGGCGGGAAACCGTTGACGCCCGGTAAGCAATGATCCTCGACGCGGAGAAACAGCGCGAGGAGATGGCCAAGCAGAATGCGCTGGTGAAATCGCAGTGGCAGGCCGATCTCGTTTGGCTGATGCAGCACGATGCGGGAAAGCGAATCTGTCAGCAGTTCATCGCTGAGTCGCGCAAGCGTGTGTTCACGGCCGACGAGCGCTCGACGTGTTACAATCTCGGGCGGCAGGAATACGCGCGCACGTTCGTTGACGAGCTGCGGAACGCGAGCTTGGCGCTATTCCGCGGAACGGAGAGAGCTGATGTCGGGGGTAACCCATGACTACGGTTCGCGTGTTTACCGGGGACGTAGACGACACGTGGTTCGAGGACGGCAACTGGGGGCTCCGCCTACTGACGGGCCTGTCGGTAGGTATATGGTGGGCAGACCCGGACACAACGATCGCCCCGACTCCTCCCTACAGCCCTGACTACGAGATCATAGCCGAAACCACAGACCCGCTGCCGGCTGAGTCAGGTGTTCTACAGAGCGGCACGGTCACGAGATTCGCGGCGGTAGGCGTTCGCCTAGCTGCTTCGGGCACGAGGAGTTTCACGCCGACGCTGGTGCTTGACGTAGGGATTTATGGCGGTTCCTACGGTTTCGTTGACCCGGCAACGGGAGGGGTCGGATCTCTACCAACACTTTCTTTCAATCCGGGCAACTGGAACGTGCTGCAATATATATGGGTGTACGTGACGGCCGGGGATGCCGTGTCCGGAGTCAACTCTAGTAACCTGCACTTTTACGACGACCAAGATTTCGAGTTCGCTCTCGTAGAAGCTACTTCAACTGCGGGATGATCCATGCCTACGCCCACTGAATCGGATATAGCGGTAGTCCAGCGTAACTCGGACACTTCAACGAACGTTTACGGCAACGGCGTAGATAATCTTGTGGCGCGGGCTGTCTTTTTGCCTAATCCGTTTGGCGATCCGGGCAACACGTTTGACGCTTATTTTAGCACGGGGGGCAAGGATATAGAGGTACACGGGTGTTCCGACGAGGCCGAGTTTTTCCCGGGGTCTTCGCTTATACTTACCGGCGACGCGAACATGAGCCACGTAAATAATAGCTACCCGGCGTTCGACGTGTGGGGCATACAGCTTTTGAGCGATGAAGGTCCGTCGGGGGATGTTTGGCTGGGCGGGCAGATCGTGCCGGGCAGCGTGAACGTGTCGTATATCACCGTGCAAGGCCCAGGGACTGCCACGATCTACGGAGGGGAATACACGACAGGTACTCCGGTAGATACTCCGGTGAAAATAGCCGAGCAGTTGCGGATCGAGCTGGACGTACCGAATGAATCTATGACCGTCCGGTTTGACTCGACCGACCTGTACCTCGGTCTCTCCGGCGTCTCTGGAGCAGGGGATCTGATAGGCGCCGGGTCTCTATTACTGACGGGCCTTGGCGACTCCAACATATTCAAGAACGTACATTTTAGCGGCACCGGTCCGATCTCCATATCTGGCGACGAAGGCGCCTCTTCAGTTGTGGATGGCGGGGCTTGGTTCGACAATGATACCGAGACTTTTTTCCTAATACCGAACGAGCCCACCGTAGGCTTCCCGTACGATGCGCCTGCCGCGAAGAATATGACGATCCGCAACTGCAACTTTGGTACAGTCGGAGTTCATCGCACGCTCGACGCGACCGACAACTGCGTCGATGGCGGAGGCAACACAAACGTCAACTTCGGTACGCCATTCTCCAGTTCTAGTTCATCCACTGCCTTCTTTATCGAGTAGGACATGGGCGACAACATCTGGCTCAACACGGACGCGGATAGTGACGCGAACAATGGCAACAACTGGAGCGACGGTCTGCCCAACGCCACGCACGACCTGCGGTTCAGCGACGACTCTACGGCAGCAAACTGTACGCTGACCGCTGATCTCGATTGTAACTCGATGAACCACAATATCGGCGGCGGGGCATCGACCTACAGCGGCACCTTCGCCGATGGCGGCTTTGCATTGCGGGTTCACGGCGACAAGTCGAATGTCTGCGTCAAGTTCAGTGACGACGCGACGTACATCCTCCAGGGGACACTCTACTTCCTTGACGACGGAGCCATGGCCGGAACTACGCGCACGGCGGACTTGCGCGGCGAAGACTTCAACCACCTCACTGTCAACTTTACGACCAATGGCAGCAACGCGCTACTCCCGGTGAACTTCGGGCTCATGAACGGCAACTTGAACGTCATCGCGCACGGAGGGGTAGGCGGCACCTTTGCATTCGGCAACATCACCGGACCGTACACGATCTTGGGCAACTGCACGCTCGGGGATCTGGAGGTCGATTGCTTCGGTGGCTGGGACCTGATCGTGAACGGTAACTTCTCGTCCGCGGCAAACGGCGCCGGATTGGACTTCTCGTCTCCTGTATCTATCGACGTCGTCGGCACTGCCGTCGCTTCGTCGCAGCACATCTCGTACGCGAACTTTCCTGGTACCCGGCTGCAAGCGACCGGGTGCGTGGACGACGGCAACAACAGCGGCATCGATTTCCTGGCGGCTCAGAACGGGTCCAGCGCCTTCTTCATGTTCCTGTGACGCCACCCCCTCTGGCTTTCCCCTCTCACCCCCTAGACTGAACCCAGATCAAAGGAATACCTCGCCATGACCATGAACAACATTAGCACCGCCGCGCGCAATGCTCTGTGCGACACGCTCGTCGATCTGATCGATGTGGGCGGCGCAGGAACGATCAAGTTCTACACGTCTGCGTTCGGCACACTCCTCGGCACGTTGACGTTCAGCGCGACGGCCTTCGGTTCTGCCTCAGTCGGCGTGGCCACCGCGGCAGCGATTACCCAGGACGTGTCGGCCGACGCGAACGGGACTGCGGTCGTCTGCCGTATCGCCAACGGATCTGGCACAACGATCTGGGAAGGCACCGTCGGAACCAGCGGCGCGGATTTCAACTTCAACACCAACGTCTTCACGGCCGGAGACGCGATCTCGGTCACTTCGTACACCGTTACCATGCCCGCGGCATAAGGTCACACCATGAGCAACCTACCCGAGAGCGAACAGAAGATCATCAAGCTCGTGCAGCGGATCGACGCCTTGCGCGTCAACACCGGCATCAGTCCTGAAGATCGCGACGCGCAGATCGCGGAACTCGGCGAAGAGATCCAAGCCATCAAGGGCGGCGTTCCTCGGCGCATCATCGGCCATGGGAGAAACTAAGTCATGGCTTACGGTCCACTCGTTCCCTATTCGATCTTTCCGGTCACCGCCGATCGCATCTTCTCGTACATCTACGTCGGCGCAGGGAGCGGTCCGAAGCAAGAAAATCTTCTTGGCGTTGAAGCATCACTCGGCGGCGATTCTATCTGGCGTCTCTTTTTCCAGATGCCCGTCATCGTTCCGTCAGGCACGCTGAAGCTGCTGTTGTCCTCGCGCGCGAACGCGACGACTGGCGTGGCGAAAGTCAATCCGAAGTGGAAGGCCTACGGCGCGAGTGTAGATCCGTCCGGGCTGACCGTCGTGGCCGAAGGCGCGAGCACGGTGACCTGGGCCTCAGGCGACAACGACAAGATGCTCCAGACGAAAATCGTTTTAGACGCCACAACGCTGCCTGTCGGCGGCGACAATCTCGTCATCGACCTGACGTTCGAGACCTCCGGTTTCACCCTTGCGCAGATCAGCGCATGGTGGGCCTCCCTGATCTACGAGTAACCCATGGCACTAACACAACCTCAGATCGCTGCGGTGGCGCGCACGCTCGCGCAACAGATGTTCGCCGCAGCGCCCGCCGACTTGGCGCTGGATCAGATCATCGCCGCTGTCGCCGCGGCTGATGCCTACATGGACGCCACGAGCGGAGCCTTCGTATCGGCACTACCGGGCGCTTTCAAGTCTGTATCGGACATCCATGATTTTTCTAAACTGGCAGCGCTGACCGCAAACGCCCGCGCCGGATACTAAGGAGGGGCCGCCATGGCCCGCAGTTTTACCGCAGCGTCATCGCAGAGCTTGGGCAACGCCGCGTTGACGGCCATGTCAGCTCCGTTGTCCGTGTCATGTTGGTTTCGCGCGAATGATATCACGACCACGCGGCGATTGGTCACGCTCTATCGTGTTTCATCGACAGGAAATAACTTCCAGTTGACGTGCGCCGGGGCAGTCGGGGGTGATCCGATCCAGTGGGTTTCGCGTCCGTCTACAACTCCGGCAACGGTATCGACCACTACGGGCTACTCGGCAAATGTGTGGAGTCATGCCTGTGGCGTCGAGGCGTCTACCACCGACCGCCGGGTGTATCTCAACGGCGGCAGCAAGGGCACGGATACGGCATCGAAGAACCCCGGCAACCAGACAGGTGTCTATGTGGGGGCTAACGAGGTGGGCACTGGCCCCTACATGGACGGGCGCATCGCGCACGTCGCCGTATGGAACGCCGCGCTGAATGACCGCGAAGTCCTGGCGCTGTCGCTCGGCGTTCACCCGACGCGGATTCGTCCGGGCAATCTGGTTCTATACTGGCCCCTGTCGGGCGACTTCTCGCCAGAACAAGGCTGGGTCGGGAATAAATCACTCACACTCACTGGATCGCCGACCAAGGCCAGCGATCCCGCGACGATGCCCTGGCACAACCGCGCCGCGTCGGTGCTGCGGGAAGATCCGTTGTCCTGCGTCGGGGCATCGAACATCCCGATACTGACGCAGTCCGCCGTCGGGCATTTTCCGTTCGTCGCCGTTGGCGCCTCGAACATTCCGATCCTGGTCGGCAGTTCGGCCGGCAAGTTGACGATGAACAGCGCGGGCGGGTCTACGATCCCGAAGCCGGTCCAGGCCGGCGCCGCTATCGCCGCACACCAATCCACGGCGTCACAAAATATCCCGATGTTCACGCAGGCCGGTGCCGCGATCTCGGCCCATCCAGCCGCAGGCGCGCAGTCGATTCCGATCCCGACGCAAGCCGGCGTTGGGCAGAATGTATACCAAGCCGCGGGCGCTTCGGTGATCCCGATGTTCGAGCATTCCGGCGGCGCGCACGCCGCGCACGGGTCTAGCGCTTTCTTCGCGCTGACGTAACTTCCAGACTCACCAACGAGGAGACAACCCATGGCTGACGAGAAGACTCCCCCACAACCTGATGCCGCGCCCGCCGCCGTTGCGCCGGCTGTCGCTAACCCGCCCGGCGACAGTAACGCGGCGAAAGTTACCGCCACATCTGACGCGAAGACCGCGCTCGCCGCTACACCGGCCGCGGAGCCGCGCAAGAGCCTGCTGGAAAAAGCCGCGGGCGACGCGAAACCGGCCGAGAAAAAGGCCGACGAGAAAGCCGCGGAAGCCAAGCCTGACGAGAAAAAGCCGGATGAAAAAGCCGGTGACATCGAGATCAAACTGCCCGAAGGAACCACAGCGCCCGAGAAGTTGCTGGGCGAGTTCAAGGCTCTCGGCAAGACGCTCGGTCTGAAATCCGACGGCGCGCAGAAGCTGATAGACCTGTTCGCGACAGCCGAGAAAGAAAAACAGGCGGCGCAGCAGACCGCCGACGACAAGCAGCAGGACGTCTGGGAAGAAGAGATCCTAAAATGGCCCGACGCCGAAGAGAAGTTGGGTCTCGCGAAGCGCGCGATCATGAAGCTCGGTGACGCCGATGCCCAGGCTTTTTTCCAGGTTCCGTTCATCGGCTCGAATCCGAGCGTCGTCAAGTTCCTCGCCAGCGTCGGCAAGCTCCTCGGCGAAGCGCCGTTCCACGAGACGACAGGCAGCGCCCAGAAGACGTTCACTCCCAAAGACCTGTTCCCGAAATCGAATCACGTCTAGACCTATTTACAGCCGAACACCCACCCGCATACTCACCCCCATACCCGACCTGAAGGACATTCAACATGACTATTGGCGCCACTGCCCCCACTCTGCTCGATTTCGCCAAGCGCGAAGACATGATGGGCAAGATCACGGAGATCATCGAGGTCATTGAACCGACCAACGAGATCATCCAGGACATCCCGTGGGTCGAGGGTAATCTCCCGACCGGTCACAAGACGACCGTGCGTTCGGGCTACCCGACTCCGACGTGGCGCCTCCTGAACTACGGCGTGCAGCCCACCAAGAGCCAGACGACTCAGGTCACTGACTCGTGCGGCATGCTGGAAGCGTACGCCGAGGTTGACAAGGACCTCGCCGACCTGAACGGCAACTCGGCCGCATGGCGCCTGAGCGAAAACAAGGCTCACCTGATCGGCATGGGCACGACCCTGGCCTCGGCCATCTTCTACGGCAACCAAGCCATCGACCCTGAGAAGATCACCGGCTTCTCGCCGCGTTATACTTCGCCGGTCGTGACCAATGACGCCGCGGGCTTCAACATGATCGACGGCGGCGCTGCTGACGGTCAGACGGACTGCCTGAGCATCTGGCTCGTGGGCTGGGGCGAAAACACCTGTCACGGCATCTACCCGAAGGGCTCGAAGTCCGTCGGCTGGACGAACCGCGACCTCGGCGAACAGACGCTGTACGACTCACAGACTCCCCCGGGCCGCTACCAGGGCTACCGCTCGCACTACAAGTGGGACGTTGGTCTCACCGTGCGCGACTGGCGCTACGTGGTTCGCATCTGCAACATCGACAGCTCGCTCCTGACTCGCGACGCCGCGACTGGCCCGGACATCCTGAGCCTCATGGTGCAGGCGCTGGAACGTGTGGCCGATCTGAACTCGGCTCGCTTCGCGTTCTACGTCCCCCGCAAGATCCGCAGCTACCTGCGCAGTCAAGAGATTGCCAAGGTCAAGGGTGGCGGCGGTCTGACGTTCGAGAATATCAACGGCCGTCATGTGCTGAACTTCGAGGGTATTCCGGTTCGTCGCTGTGACTCCCTGGTCACCGAAACCGCGATCCTGGACGCTGCTGGCACCTTCGCCGACGTCTAAGCCTGAACACCCTACAACACTGAAAGACACACTCCATGATTATCGACAAAGAGCTTTACATCGCCGACTCGCTGGATGTGAAGGCCACTCGGGCCTACAGCACGACCATCGATCAGGTCTTGGCGGGCGACGCCAAGGCCGGCTCGGAACTGTACCTGGGCGTCCAGGTGACGACCGATTTCACCCGCGCCGCGGGCGCGATCGGTTCGACCTTCAGCCTCCAGACGCACACTGCGGACGACTTCACGTCGGATCGCACCGTGCTCTGGTCGTCTGGCTCGATCGCCAAGGCCAGCCTGACGGCCGGCACTGTGGTCGCGCGCGTGCGCGTGCCTCGTGGCGCTCTGCGCTACCTGAAGCTGGTCGTGGTGAACGCCAATGCGGCTGACGCGGCGAACATCGACGCCTTCCTGACCCCGACGGTCCAGGACAACTAAAAAGTTTCGGCGCGTCGTCTCCCGCGCAGCCGACTGACAGACCTCGGCGTCGAAAGGCGCCGAGGTTTCGTCAGCAGGAGACACCAGAATGAAAGTCAACGTCGTCTGCGGCAAGACCTTTTTTCACAGTGAAACCGGCCGTTTTTACGAGGCTGGTACCGCGTACAACGTAGTCCCTGCGCCTGACATCGCTGACTTCTTCGCCTTCGAGCCCGAACTGCGGGCGCATCTCCGCGCTGAACACGCGAAGCGCTTCGGCAAGGTGAGCCCTGAGCGCACGAAGCAGGACAGCGACGAGGCGAAGCGATTGGCCGAGCTGGCGCACAAGAAGGAAGAGACGACTCGGATTATCCCGAAGACCCTGAGCGGGCTCGCTGCGCCGGCAAGCGTCGATGTCGGAGACACTCCGACAGCTCTGTCGCAGCTTCCTGACATCACCCCGAGCGAAGGCTGGATCTAAACCATGGGCGCCCAAAGTACGACTCTTCTCGCGAGTGCAAACGGCTATGCCGTCAGCTCGCTGTTCAACTTGGAATCCGGGCAGACGGCCCGCTGGACTGTGATCGGTACGCTCGACGCGACGTGCGTCGTGCGACTGGAGCGCTCGGACAACGGCGGCCAGAGCTGGAGCACGGTCCAGACGATTACCGCCGGGGCTATCAACAGCGCAGGCACGATCGAAGGCAAGTACCGCTACCGCTTCCGCGTCACTGCGGGCGCGACCGCGCAGACCTCCTCGCTCGCAGCTACCGTGACCGACCAGATCGACAACGTCTCGACGACCACGAACCGTGACGGTGAAGTCATCTTGCGGTTGACAGACAAGGGCCAGTTCGGCGCGCGTCCATTCGTCCCGTTGACGGACGCGGCGACGATCACGCCTGACTGCACCAGCGCCGACCGTTTCCATCTGACGTTCACTGCGGCAGTCGGCGTTACGCGCGTGATCGCGACGCCCACAGGCCTACCGCCCGCCGGATCGGGCCAATGGTTCACTCTGGTCTTGAAGTTTACTAACTTGGCGGCAGGTAACGGCGATGTTACTTACGATTCAGGCTACGACTTCGGCCCCAAGTCGCAGAGCGTCACGCCGCAGACGAATGCTGGCGAGTGCTACGAGATCTTCGCCTTGAATCCGGTGTCTGGAAAACTCGACCATATCGGCACGTCGGTCTAACACGCCGAGGAGACTGGCATGTGGTCGCTCATTGTCGCGGTTCTCACCGGGCTGAAAGAATATTTTCACTGGCAGCGCATCGTCGCCGAGACGAATGCGCGGCGTCTCCTCCTCGACGAAACCCGAAAGGCAGACGATGAAATCGACGACCTCGAAGATCAAGTTACCAGCGCTCGCGCTACTGGCATGCACGAGCTTGCTGATCGTCTCCTGCGCCGATCGACACGACTCGTACTTTATCGATCACGGCTACCTGTCGTTGAAGGCGGGGCAGACATACACAGCGCCGTCGGACGTGACGCTGGCAACGCAGGGGACGATCGCGGAAAAGGACCAGCAGATTCTGGATCTGCTCAAAGCCCTGGCTGAGTTGCAGCGGCGCCTAGATCTCGTACAGTCCCCGTGAGGGTCAACCATGGCGTCCAAAGTCAGCATCTGCAACTTGGCCTTGGCCCGCATCGGTCAACGCAAGATCCAAGCACTCACTGAGCAGAGCCCCGAAGGGGTGGCGTGCAACGATCTCTACGACGTCGTGCGCCGCATCGTCTTGGCGTACCACCCGTGGCGCTTCGCAGTCAAGAATCAGACGCTGGCGGCGATTGCCGGCACTGTGGCGGGCCAGAAGTACGGCTACGCCTACCAACTGCCCGCCGACGTGATCCGTGTCGTCTGCATCGAACCCGTTTCGACCGTGCCCGCGATCGAGTTCGAGGTCGTGGGCGAGACGCTGCGCACAGACGATCCGACCGGCGAGATCCGATACATCTGGGATGTCGAAGATCCGAATCGGTTCGACACGCTGTTCATCAACTGCTTTGCGTACCATCTCGCCGCTGACCTCGCGCCACTGATAACCGGCCGCCCTGACCAACAGGCCGGAATGCTCAACGCATTCTCGGTCACACTGCGCGCCGCCGCCGGTATCAGTGGCGGGGAAGCTCGCCAGCCCAGCCGCCTCGGGCAAGACATCAGGAACTCGCGCAAGTGAAGTTCACACAGCCAAGTTTTGGCGCAGGCGAGTTGAGTCCCGCGCTCTGGTCGCGCGTGGACTTCGCGAAGTTTCACGTCGGCGCGAAAGTGCTGAAGAACATGATCGTGTTGGCTGAAGGCGGCGTCACGAATCGCGCAGGGACAGCCTTCACGGGCGAACTCGAAGGCGATGGCCGACTGATTCCGTTCGAGTTCAACACCGACCAGACGTACATGCTGGTCTTCACCGACCACAACATGCGGATCGTGCGCGACGGCGGCTTCGTGCTGACGCCGGGTCCGCTGACGGTCGTCGAAGTGGCGAGTCCCTACGCACTCGCCGATCTGCCCCTGGTGCGCTTTGCGCAGTCGGCGGACACGCTATTCCTGACGCATCCGTCCTACCCTTCGTACTCCCTGACGCGCACGGATCACCATCTCTGGGCGTTCACGGCGCTGAACTTCGGGACGACCGCCACGTCGCCGAGCAACGTTCAAGTCACGGGCAACGTGAACACGTACATCCTGTACGACTATACCGTGCGCGCCGTGAATGGTAACGCCGGCCAAGAGTCGGCAATCGCGGCAGCGCTCGTCATATCTGTGTTCGATGGGCAAGTGACCTTGACCTGGGACCCGGTCGGGGGTGCTACGTCCTACGACGTGTACCGGAACGGTGTGTTCCGTCAGAACGTGCCGACGGAGCAGTACCTCGATAGCGGCGGGGCGGCGGTAGGTGCCGCAGCAGCCATCGACAATGTGTTGGCCGCGGCGGCGAACATCACCGCCGTCTTCGTGCCAAGCTTGACGTCACGGCGCGAACACCAGTACGCCGTGTCCTCAGTCGTGGGGAATGACGAATCGTTGCCCTCGACGGCCGTCACGAGCACGACGTCAAACCCGTGGGGCGCGGGCGAGAAGCTGGTCATCTCCTGGAATGCCGTCGCGAACGCTACAGAGTACAATGTGTACAAGAACACGCGCGGGCAGTGGGGCTGGATCGGGACGGTCAACGCCAACGATCCGCTTCAGTTCACCGACGACAATATCGACCCTGACGTTTCTTTCGGAGTGCGAGGCAATGCGATTTATGACTTCTCGGCCGCCGATCAATATCCTGCTGCCGTTGCTCTCTACCAGCAACGACTGGCTTTCGCCCGCTCTAATGAGCGTCCTACTACCGTGTGGGCTTCCAGAACGGGTAGTCTGCTTGACTTCACTATTTCTGATCCTCTGCGCGCCGACGATCCGGTCGAGGCTATACCCGCCAGCGGCAAGGTGAACGGCATCCGCCATCTCGTGCCCCTGGATGGTCTGCTGCTCTTCACGGCCGGTTCGGAGATCGTGCTACGCGGATCGAACGGCGCACTGGCCGCGAACAATCTGGAGTTCACCTTCCAGTCCTACATCGGCTGCGCGGAATATCCCGCGCCGCTGTCGGTGAACAAGAGCGTCCTGTTCGCGCAGCGCGACGGGAAGAAGATCCACGACTACAGTTTCAAGTTCGAGGTAGACGGCTATTCGGGAACGGATCTGAACGCCCTCGCCAACCACGTATTCTCGGAATCGAAAGTCGTTTCGTGGGCCTACCAGCAGAGCCCGTTCGGCGTGATCTGGTGCGTGCGTGAAGACGGATCGCTTGGTGGCATGACATACAAGCGTGAGCACGACGTCTATGCGTGGCATCGCCACGAGACGGACGGCCAGTTCCGGTCCGTCGGTAGCATCACCGGGGCGGTTGAAGACGACGTCTACTTCATCGTTCGGCGCACGGTGGATTCGCAGACGGTGTATTACGTCGAGAAGATGGCGCAGCGCGTCGCCGACGGTGGCGTGTTCTTGGACTGCTCGCTGTCCTACTCGGGCGCGCCCGCGACGAACATCAGCGGACTCGGTCATCTCGAAGGCGAGACGGTCAACGCTCTGGCCGACGGTAACGTCGTCCGCGATCTGGTTGTCTCGGGCGGCGCGGTGACCTTGCCGAACGCGGCGAGCGAAGTCCACGTCGGTCTGCCGTACACGAGCGAGATACAGACGCTGGACCTGGACATGCCGCAAGGCGACAACCAAGGGAAGCGACAGAAAATAAGTCGCGTCGCGCTGAGACTATTGGAAAGCAGCGGAGGCCAGACCGGCCCCGACGTCGATCACCTGTACGACATCGCGTACCGGTCATTCGAGAACTACAATCAGCCGACGGCCTTGTTCACAGGCGACAAAGATCTGGCGCTCTCCGCGGCTTGGGGCAGGACGTGCAAGTTGGTAGTCCGTCAGACCAGCCCTCTCCCGCTGACGGTCCTGGCCGTCATCCCGGATGTCGAAGTCGGATCTTAGATTCGTCGAGCCGACGACAGGCTATCTCGTCACTCTCGCCCGCGAGATGCGTGACGAGGACGTCAAAGAAATCCGGCTGTCGCATCAGCACACCCCACTGACGGGCCTACGGGCCTCGGTAGCGGCATCCGACAAGTCGTGGGTGGCTTTGGCAGGGCAGTCGCCGATCGCGGCTTTCGGCGTCGGCGGCGCGTCAATGCTGTCTCTCGTGGGCAGCCCCTGGTTCCTCGGATCGAAGGCCTTGCGCGCGTACCGCAGTGAGTTCGGCCGATTGTCCCGGCCCATGGTAGAGCGGCTGCGTGCCGACTATGCACTACTGGAGAACTGGGTCCATGCGGATAACCTCGTCTCTGTGCGATGGCTGCGGAGCTGCGGCTTCACCATCGAACCGGCGACGCCTTTCGGTCCGTACGGCGCGCTGTTCCACCGCTTCTGGATAGATGGAGGCCTTCGAGTATGTGCGAGCTGACGACCATAGCCCTCGGCGTAAGCGTAGCCACGACTGCCTACAGCGCGTACGCCCAAGGACAAGCCGCCAGCAAAGCGGCCAAAGCGAACGCGCGCCTGGACGAGTACAACGCGAAGCTGGCCGACGCGCGGAGCGCAGACGCCACTGAGCGCGGCGCGATTACTGCCGCCCAGGTGAAGACTGAAGGCGCGCAAGCCGCCGGAGAAGGACGCACGAGTTTCGCCGCCGGCAACGTTGATCTGTCGAGTGGCTCGGTGAAATACTGGGAGCTTGACACCGCTGCGGGCATCGCCAAGGACGCTGGGCTGGTGAAGTACAATGCGAGCCAAGAAGCGGCCGGCATCCAAGGGCAGGCGTACAATGCTCGCGCATCGTCCCGTCTGTCGCGCGCGCAAGGGCGCAGCGCTTTGACCGCCGGATACATCAACGCCGGGTCGTCGCTCTTGGCCGGAGCGGCGGAGACGGCCTATAAATATCAGGATCGAAAAGGGAAGACATAATGCCTACGGTCCCGTTCTACAACCCGCGTGTCTCACAGGCGGGCCTCGCGAATCCCGAGGTCACCGTGCGGGCGACTGCGGCGGATTTTGGCTCGCAGACGGCCGGCGCGATCGGGAATGCCGGCGAAGCGATCGGCCACGCGGCGAAGCTCAAAGACAAGTTCGACGCGGAACAAGACCAGACGGCGGCCGTAGCGGCGGCGAACAACTTCTTGATCGAGTCGGGTCAACGCGGAGCGGCCTTTCATTCGATGCAGGGCGCCGACGTCACGGAAGAGGAACGAGCCAAGTACCTCGAAGACATCAACAACACGCAGGCTCGGTACGGTGAATCGCTCAGTCCTCGCGCGAAGGTGATGTACGACAAGGTGACGCAGAATAGCCTCGCGGCTAAACACGTTGACGCCGAACAGCATTTTGTTGCCCAGGCGAAAGCGGCCGACGACGAAGCGAAACGCTCGCTGATCGCACTCAGCGGTAACGAAGCCTCGGCGAAGTACGGAACTGCGGACGGCCAAGAGGCCGAAAAGCGCGGCCTATTGACCATCGACGCGCTGCGCGGCCTGACGCCCGAAGCCCGAGAGCAGGTCAAGCAGAAATACATGAGCAGCGTGGCGGACGCCACGGTCACGAGCGCTGTTCGCAAGGAAGACCTGGACGGCGCGCAGCGCGAGTTCGATCGACTGAAATCGACTGGGCTCGTGGACGCTGAGACTGAAGGAAAGTTGACTCGCTACCTCGGCGAAGCAACGAAGGTACGAGACGACACGATCTACGTGAACGAGCGCCGCGCGCTCGACATGAAAGAACAAAAACCCTACACCCCGGCGGATCTCGAAGTGTTGGAGCTGAAAGGCTCCGACGCTATCCAGGCCGACGTTGACAGCGGCACGATCACGGCAGAAGACGGCGCACGCCGCCAGCGACTGCTGGAGGCGAAATACGCCGACGACCATCGCCACATGCGCGTGTTCCAACGTACGCAGGCGAAAGAGTGGACGAGCAAGATCGACGGCGCAGGCAGTGTTGAAGCCGCGCGTCTCGTCGTCAACGACGCCGCACAGAATCCTGAGACGGCCTGGATGGTGGACGGACTGGCGGGGCACGCCTACACGAAGTATGCGAGCGCGGAAGCCAAGCAGGCTCGCGAGGACCGTCTGGCCGCTAAAGATCCGGTCGGGCAGTTGAAGAGCCGCACGGCCATGGCTGACGCCGTACGTAATGGCGTATACCCGGGCGAAGAGGGTCGGCAAAAAATGCTGATGACGGCTCGGGCGCTGAAGCTGCCCGACTCGTATCTCGCGAAGCTGGAGGAGATGCACAAGTCAGGCGGCACGATCAACGGGCTGGACAAGAAAGACGTTCTCGCGGCGGTGTTCGACAAGGAAGGCATCGAGCAGTACAAGAAACATCCTGAGGATCTGCACGCGCTCTGGGAATACGTGAGCGCGACATGGGACCCGGAAGTGAAACCGAATGCTGACAACGTCGCCAAGGCGGTTGCCCAGGCCCGCTGGAAGGGCGCGCTGATAGGGGCGCAGGGTCACCGCACCGATGTCAGAGAAATAACCTTCACCGACGCGAACGGAGAATCGCGGACCGTACCGGTTGATCTCGCCACCGCTGCGCGCTTCGGCCGCGACGCAGAATACCGCCCGCTTCTCAACGCGAATCGCCCCCAGGCGGCCGTTGAAGCGGAGATGCGGGCGCGAGGCCTGGAACCGAATCCGCGAGGGGCGGAGAAACCGGGCTACACGCGCACGACGGTTGTCGGCGACGCGGAGCAGTACCCGAATCTGGAACAGTTGACCGTCACGGAAAAAATCCCGGCGCAGCCAGGGGATCTACTCGAAGAAGTTCCTGACGACCGCGAACGCGACTACGTAATGAAGCAAGATCTCGGTCGCGACCCAGGGGTCAGTCTGGCGCAGTTGCGTGAAGCCCGCGCAAAGGCCGCGCAGGACCGGGTGGCGTACGCTCTGGGAGAACGTGAGGTTACTTCCGAAGCCGAGTTCAATGCCGCACGGGCGATCGGCGTCGCCTCGTACGGCCCCCCAGAGAATCGCGTGCGCGGGGTGGCCGCGGTCACGAGGCAACTGGAAGACGACCTCGCGAAAAATAAAATCCCGCTCGTGCTTCACGAGTACAGCATCGGCGCGCACGCCACCGCTCTAGGGCGCCACAACTTTCCAAACCTCTCCGACGCCGAGTGGAAAGCGAAAGTTCGCGAAGCTTACTACGCCATGGTCCATGAGGTTGCCTACGACGGCGGCAGCGCAACGCCGCAGGTGCCCTGATGCCTAACGATTTCGGTATCGACCCGGCCGACGGCGCAGAGCAAGTTATCCGAACTGCCACAGACGCCGAAGTGAATCCGGACGAAGAAGGTCCGTTGATCGATCTGTCGGCGAAGAGTGGCGTCCCGACAGACGTGCTGCGCGCTCAATCGTCTCCGCAGCGCGCGATGCTCGACACGCTGCCGACGCGCGCAGACGTGTTCAAGCGCAATCACGACATCGCGCAATGGATCATCGACAACCCGCAGTACGGATCGGTGGCCGGGCAAGAGGCGCAGCAGCTTGAAGAAATAAAGAAGGCGATGCCTGATTGGCTGCGCCGCGACAACGCGCAAAAAGTTGACACGCTGTGGGATCGAGTCGCTGCGACTGCCGAAGGTCCGATCGCGGGCGTCGTCTCAGGCGTCGGAGCGATAGGAAAAAGTCTCTACGGAACGCGCGCGTCGGCTGATGCTTTCTTCGGAAATCCCGAAGCCGAAGCGCAAGATCTGGAGCAAGCGGAAAAAGCAGGCAACCTCGGCGTATACCTCGCTCGCGCAGTACACGGAGGCGATTTCGCCGAGGCAGAAAAACTGGTAGCCGAGCGCCAAAGGCTGACTTACGCCAAGATACGGGTCGGGGACATCGAGATAAACGAGGAGGACGTTGTGTCCTCCGCGGTGTCGCTGCTCCCGACGGCGCTCGTGGCGTCCTTAGGGTGGCCCGCGATTCTGGCCGCCGCAGCGCAGCAAACACAAGGCTCGGCCTACGCAGATTTTCGCGCCAGAGGCGATAGTCAGGACAAGGCGCTCGGACTGTCGGTGGCCGAGGGCGCCATTACCGCCGCGCTGACACGGGCTATCCCAGGTATCGAAGGCTCGCTTCAACGCATGCTCTCGGGATCGGTGTCGCGCACCGTCGCCGCTCGCGCGGTCTTTGCGAAAGTTGTAGGCAAGCAAGTCGCCAGCGAGTTTGCCGAAGAAGGTCTCGACCAGTTTGCCCAGACCATAATCAGCGAGGCAAGTGACACGAAGAACCCGCAGGAGTGGGGAGCTATCCTCAGCCACGCAGCCTCCCAAGGGCTGAAAGCGGGTTTGCTCGGCGGGTTTGTCGGCGGCTTGTTTGGCGCAGGAGAAGCGCGCCACATGTCCCGCATTCAAGGAGCGCTGAACTTCCACGAGTCCAACACGAAACTTGCCTCGGCGCTCGACAACTCAGCGATCGGCCAACGGTCAACTGTTGCCTCCCGCGAGTTCTTGCAATCACAAGGCATGCGCCAGGACTCGATGGTCTACGTATCTGGTGAAGACGCGAAGACGGTTCTCGGCGGCGATGCGAACACCGCGCAGCAGTTGAGCGAACTCGGCGTCACACAAGAGACAGTCGAAGCTGCGCGTTCGCGCGGGGGCTCTCTGGCTATTCGGGCGTCCGACCTGATGACTTCGGACCCTGGAATCCGCGATCGGATTCTAGAGCTGGCGCGTCAATCGCCAAAAGCAATGAGCAAGGTCGAAGCCGACGCCGCGCAGAAAGAACTCGAAGCCCACAAGGACGAGGTCAAAGATCTGGAGACGAAGCAATCGAAGTTCGTCAAGGACTTGGCGCGCGAAGAAGCAAGGGCGACGATGCGCGCTGCCGCGGCGGCGGGCATGGATACCAAGACAGCCCGCACTCTATTGACCGGCTCGCTGTTCGCGTTCGCCAGGAGCTTATACCTGCGGAATCCCGCCGCGGCGCGGGCTCCGATAGAACTCCTGAAAAGTTTTCAGCCCATCAAGCGTGGGTTGTCTCGCGCCGAGATACTCCAGACGATTACCGATCTCGTCGGGGAGGACGGGAAAGATGCCTTGGCCCGGGTAAGCGTGACCGACTTAGGCGCAGCCACGGCCGGCCGGTCGGACGTATTGACCGGCCAGTTCGAGGTCAACGACAAAGCACTCCCCGACTCGGTGAGTTTAGGGGAGATGTTGTTGCACCGGCAGGAGAAGACAAAAAGTTTTGAGGAAACCCTGGCGGGGCGGACGGTGAGCGTCGCTGACAAGTCGGGCAAGCGGAGCGTGGTGGACGCCGAAGCCGCCGTCGCTACCATCCGGCAACGGGCGGAAGCCGCTCGCCGCCTCGCCGCCTGTCTGTAACGGAGACCTCGCATGTCGTTAGCTGACTGCCTGAAGAAGATCTCGGGCCTCCTGCCTGAAGACGTGGTGGCCATCAAAGCGGCGGCTGAAGCCAAGCAGGTCGCGGGCAAAGACAAGGCGACCGCGGAGAAGGAAGCGGTAGAAGAGCACCAGCAGCGCATCCTGGCCTCGGTAGAGGATCTTCGCACGCAACTCAACGCGCCACAGCCTGTGGCGTTTAGCTCCGTCCCTAGCGCCTCTGGGCGCCAGAGCGTGCAGGCTACGTCCCGAGGTTCTAGTCCGTCGGAAGCTCTGACGCGCCACGTCAACGAGCTGATGCAGAGCGACGAGACGCGCCAAGCAGAACGTCTCCCCGGCTTGCCGAAGTCTTCGTCAGGCCCGAACCCGGCAATCCAGGCAGCCGCAGCGGCCTATATGGTCAAGCAGGGCTTACCTGTGCGCCGGCAGGCGGCCTACGTCCCGGCCGACCCCGCCCGCGGCAAACGCATCGCCGACGCCTACGAGGCGATGAAAAACGATCCGACCGATCCGAAGGTGAAAGAGGCCTACGACGCTCTGGCCAAGGAGACCTTGGCGCAGTGGGAAGAAGTCAAGAAGCTAGGCCTGAAGATCGAGATCATCAAGCCGGGCGAAAATCCGTACTCGAAAGGACCGACGCAGGTCATCGACGATCTGCGCAACGGGCATCTCTGGTTGTTCCCGACCGACCAAGGATTCGGCACCGGAGCGGACACGACGGGAAATCCCGTACTGGCCAAGACCGGCGAGACGATCGACGGCAAAGAACTCGTCGTCAACGACATTTTCCGCATCGTCCATGACGTATTCGGCCATGGTCTTGAAGGCGTAGGCTTCGGGCCGGCCGGCGAAGAGAACGCATGGCAGTCGCACGTCCGCATGTTCTCGCCGCTGGCGGCGAAGGCGATGACGAGCGAAACGCGCGGTCAGAACTCGTGGGTGAACTACGGCCCGAAGGGTGAACAGAACCGCGCGAACCAGAAAGAGACCGTCTACGCCGACCAGAAAGTCGGCCTACTTCCGGATTGGGTCACGACTGAAGACGTCGCGGACGATCAGAAGACCGAACTCTCCCAGAAGTCTACGACGCCGGGCTTGAGCGCGGAGGATCAGAAGAAGAGGCAGAGGGAGATACGTAAAAAAATAGTGTCCGGGCTACTCGATGCGCAGACGCGAGAGGAAGAGGATCAGGTATTTATAGCTGCCGGATACCGCCGCGAGGGCGATTTTTTACTGCACCCGGACGTGGCACCCGATTTTATGTCCCGCGTTTCAGACGAGACCAAAGCCGTCATGAAGAAGCACGGCGTCAGGTTTATCGACGCCGATGAAAAACAGGGCGGGGGCACGTCCCTTTCATACGAAGGACCGCACGGGCGTATCGACGGGTTGTCCGTAGCGGGGCACAGTGAGTTCGTAGGAAACGCCAGGGTAGATCACGTGCTCAGGCATGAGACGGGGCATTTAGTGTGGTCCAACGAGTTGACCTCGGAGCAAAAGGATACTTTTTCCGGCACACAGAGCGTAGAATCTGCGTACGGTAAGAGGCTACAGGCCGGGGAGGTATCCTCGGCCGCCTCAGTCCACGAGGAGGAGTTCGCCGAGCGATTCGCCGAAAACGGAGGCGACGTATCGTCCGCGCTAAACGGGCATAAAAAAGCGGACAACCAGAAGACCGAACTCTTCCAGAAGGCTACGAAAGTTCCGCGCACCGTCGAATCCGCCGTCGCGTCAGGTGAGCCGATTCGCGTTGTGCATTGGTCTACGACGCCGGGCTTGAAAGCGATCGATCCGAAGTTCGCAGGAACGGGCGGCGCCGGGCAAGAGAAGGGCACGAAGATCGACAAGCGTGTGTTCGTCGGGCTGGCCGGACGCTATCGAAAGGAAGCCGCGCTCGGAGGTCACCCATACGAAACGACCGTCGATCCGAAGAAGGTCTACGATCTGTACGCTGACCCACTGGGTCTTCGCGCTCAGGCGCGCGAAAAGTTTCCGGACGCCGAGCGCGATCAACGTATCAACGCCGTGCATGCGGCGGCACGCAAAGCCGGGTTCGATTTCTTCTACTCGTCGAAGGAAGGCCCCTGGGGGCCGGTCCTGTACACCTTGGACAAGCTGCCGGTGAAACCGGTCGAAGACACATCGACGATCGAGCCCAAGCCGGTGCGCGCCACGAAGGCCGAAGAACAGCTCTACGCCTACGGCCAGCCGGCTATCGTCACCGTCGGAGAAAAAGAGCTGGGCAACACGTTCGCCAGCCGCAGACAGTTCTTCGACGCGCCGAATAAAATCGACCGGGACTTGGAGCGCCAAGGCCAAGCGATTCCAGAACTTCAAGGAACGCTACTCACGCGCGACAACGGAAGGCCGATCGTTTTCCGCGTCTCGTCCATGGACGGAGATCCGCGTCCTGTCTTGTCGCAGGGCGGCAATGGCGTGCCCTATTACGTCAACGCCAAGACGGTTGTCTCGACGGAGAGCGGACTGGTGCCGGGCGCCAACACCGAGCCGCTCTCTGAATCCGCTTCCAAGCAACTCGTCGAACTGACCGGCGACGAAGCCTTCCGCGAAGGCATGCCTGTCGCCGACGCCTTCAAGCGTCTGTCGCGCGCCATGCGTGAAGACGATGCGGCTCGCGCGCTGATTGACGCCGTTGGCTCGAAGACCTTCGGCCTGGACACGCTGGCCTGGACCGGCCCGGATGGCCGCCTCCGGATTGTCACCGAGCCTGATCTGTTGATTGACCCTGAGACGCGCCGCAACGCGCGCGTGCTCGACCAGCCGGCCGCGCCCGTGCGCGAACTCTCGCCCGCGGCGCAGATATGGGTGGACGGATTGACGCCCGAGCAGCAGCAAGCCATCGCGGACGACATCGCGCAGCGGCGCAGCTCTGAGCGCGACGTAGCCGGCGATCTCGGAAATCTTCAGTTCGCCTTGCAGGCTGCGGAATCACCGCGCCGCAAGAAGAAACCGGTCAATCTTCAGCAACCGGGAGCGCGCGGGTCTATAGTCCTGGTTGGGCAATGGTATTTTGTCAACTTGTACAGCGGGTCTGATCTTTCAACCTTACTGCACGAAGCCGGGCATCTATTTCTGGAAGAGATGGGGCGCACGGTAAACACGGGCTATGCGAGCGCGCAGACCGTCGAAGACTACGCGGTCCTGATGAAGTGGCTGGGCAACAAAGGGGAGGCCATAACGGTCGCGCAGCATGAGCAGATGGCGAGCGGGACCGAGGCATATTATCTGCGCGGAGATGCGCCCTCGGCGGCCTTGCGGTCAGCCTTCGGTAGCTTCCGCCGCTGGTTGAGCCGGATCTACGCGAAGGTCGTGGTTGGCGATCCGCACGCCGGCATCGAAAAGACAGCCGGCTTCAAGATCGATCTGACTCCGGAAGTCCGCGAAGTCTTCGACCGCATGTTGTCGCTGCCGTCAGAAGTCAACGACGCCGTTGCCGATGCGAACTTCGCGCCATCGGTAGACGAGCTAGACAAGATGCTGCCGGAAGAACTGCGCGGCAAGGCGAAGATCCGCATCGACGATCTCCTGGTCGAAGCGCGGCAGAAAATGGAAGACCGGCTATTCGAGCACCGGGCCGCGGCGATCGCCGAACAGCGTCCGACGTGGCGCAAGCAGGCCCAAGAGGCCGCCGACAAAGCACAGGTCTACAAGGCCGTGGATTTCTTGAAGGTCTCGCCGCTCGATCGCACCCAGATTCAGTCCGAGTACGGCGACGCGGCGTACAAGACGCTGGCGGCCAAGCACGGCAATCTCGTCACCGAATCGCCCGACATCGTCGGTCTCGATGTGGACATCGCCGCCGAGCAGCTCGGCTACAAGGACGGCAAGGCGCTCGTCGAAGCCCTGCGCAAAGCGCCGACGAAAGAGGGCGCGGTCCGCAAGGCCGTCGCCGACATGGCGCAAGACCAGTGGCAGGCCTATGGGCCTGAAGATGCCATGGCCGAGACGCCCGAGTTCGCGGCGGTCATGGAAGCCAGTCGCGCCTATCTGGCTGAAGCCTTGGGCCGCCCGGGCGGCGTAGACAAGCGGGCGCTGCGCAAGCAGGCCGAGCAGCACATCGCCACGATGCCGGTGCATCAGGCCGTTCAAGTCCACACGTTCCTGCAAGAGATGATCCGCCTGCAACGCGAAGAGCGGTCAGCGGCCGTGCAGGGCGATCTCGCCAAGGCGCTCCAGAAGAATGCCGAGTCGCGCCTGAACTTTGAGTTGGCCGGCTTGGCGCGCAAAGCGCGCGAAGAAGTCAAGGCGACCGTGCAGCGCGCGAATAGCCTGCGCGGGCTGAACCCGAAGAACGTCGAGTATCAGTACCTCTTGAACGCACAGACCATGGCCGAGCGCTATGGTCTGACGCCAGCCACTGCGCCGAAGAACCGTGTGGTCTTGCGGCAGCTCATGTCCGAGCGCAACCGCAAGGAGAGCGATTCGTTCGAGCCCGCTATGGACGTGGCCGCCGCTTTCCCGGATTGGATTCTCGACGAACAGCGCGCCGGCAAGTTCCAGAACATGACGCTGGAAGATCTCGCCGACGTCGATCACATGATGCGCTTCCTGGTCGCTCGCGGCAAAGCGCTGCGCAGCTCGGAAGTTCTGGACGGCAAAGTCCGAATCGAGCGGGCGGTAGCCCAGATGCTCGGCGGGCTTGAAGCCTTGCCGAACAAAAAGATCTTCGAGGAAGGCACGATCGCGGGCCGCATCGCCGGCTTCGCCGACGCCTACTTCGCCGGTCTCAACATCTGGCAGTTCCGTGTGCGCGCGATGGACGGATTCACGACCGGCGATCAGAAGACCGGGCCGGCTGAAAAATATCTGTTCGATCCGCTGCACGAGAAGGCGAACGAGCGCGCCGTGCGCTACGAGAAGCTGCTGAAGATGATCGGGCCGGCGCAGAAGTATCTCGCCAAGCGCATCCGCTCGATGCCGAAGTACGTCGATGGGCTGGAAGCCACACCGGCCATGAAGTCGAAGGGCCGCCCTGGCTGGACCTTCGAGAACGTCCTGACCGTCGCCCTGAACATGGGCAACAGCTACAACGCGGAAGCCATGGCCCTCGGCCTGGGCTACACGCTGGAAGACGGAACGCCTGACGTCAGCAAGCTGCACGAGATCACGGCGTCGATGACGAAAGCGGACTGGGAAGCCGTTGTCTCTATCAGCGAGGCAGTTCACTCGCAACAAGCGGACTTGTCTCAGGTATTCGAGAAGCGAAACGGCTTTCCGCTGGCGCTGGTCGAGCCCGAGCCCTTCACGGTCAAGACCTCAGACGCTGAAGTATTGAAGCTCAAAGGCTGGTACTACCCAGTGAAGTTCGACCCGACCCTGTCGGAGAAACAAGAGCAGCAGGACGACGCGGCCGATCGTGAGCTGTCGTCACGCGCGGTCTTCCCGCTGGTCGGTACGCGCAACGGCATGACCAAGCGGCGCACGAGTACCGGCGGCAAGCCGTTGCTGTTGACGTTGAGTGGTCTCGACGCGCATCTGCGCGACACCGTGCAGTACATCAGCTACGCGGAGACCGTCGTCGATGTCTTCCGCTTGACGCAACACCCGATGTTCAAGGCTGCGTTCGAGCAGAAGTTCGGCGTGCCGGCCTTCCGTCAGATCCGCAACATGCTGGCCGACATCGGCATGCCCGATCAGCAGGTCAACACGAAGGCCGATCAGTTCCTCGGATGGCTGCGAGGCATGAGCACGGCCTGGGCGCTGGGCTTGAACGTGAAGACGGCGCTTGTGCAGCCCTTCTCGGCTATCAACTATGCGGCCGACGAAGGTTGGACGAGCGCAGCGATCGGTATGAAGCATGTGTTCTCGGCCGGCCCGACGGCCGCCAAGGAGAAGATGTTCCTCCTGTCGCCCTTCATGAAAGAACGCTGGATCGCAGCAGACCGCGAAGTCTCCGACTCGATCCGCAGCACGAGCTGGCTGGCGAACCCGAAGTTGAAGGCCGTACAGGATGGCATGTTCTCGCTGATCCAGATCTCCGACCACATGACCATGCTCCCCCTGTGGTGGGGCAGTTACTACAAGCGCATCAACGCGGGCGCTACGGAGGCCGAGGCGGCACTCGGGGCCGACAAGGCTATCTTGGCCACCTACCCAGGTAATCCTCGCCCCTTGGACGCCAGTGCGGCCCTGCGGTCGAAGAACGGACTGATCCGCTTGGCGACGTCGTTCGCCACGCAGGCCTTCCACTTCGGCAATCGGCAGCGCTTCTACTTCCAAGGCCTACGGGCCGGCAAGGTCAGCCCGGTCAGCTTTGCCGCGCACGTCGCGGTCGAAGGCATCGCGGCGCCGATCATCATCACGATGTTCTTCGAGGCGTTGCTGGGCAACTGGCCACCTGAGGACAAGGACTACGACAAGTACCTACTGAGCCTGGGCAACTACCAGTTGACGGGGTTGCCAATCATCAAAGAGCTGGCCAATACGGTGTCGCGCCCGGAGCGGGGCATTGGCGGGAACATCTCGGCGCTGCGCGGCCTGGACATGCTCGCTGGCGCGGGTTCGACGGTGAGCCGTCTGGCCTCGGACATGGAAGACGGGAAAGATCCGAAGTACAAGAAGGCAGTCTTGGCTTTGGCCGATCTCGTCTCGTTCTACTACAAGATCCCGGCCTCGCGCGTGTATGAGCGCACGATGCGTGGGCTCGATCAACTCGATCAGTTCCATAGTGACGACGAGAAGCTAAACTACCTGAACAAGCTCTTTACGATTCTGGCACCCGACCCTGACAAGAGGACAAAATGACCATCGAAGATCTCGCCATCAAGACTGATCCTGTCCTGACGAACGGCGTCGTGACCGAGTTTCCGTTTCTGTTCCGGATCTTGGAGACGAGTCACGTTCAGGTGTATCGGACTCTGATCTCTACTGGCGTCGAGGACGTACTCGTCGAAGGCTCGGACTACTCGGTTGACTTCGACGAGGGTGAAGCCGGCGGCACGGTCACTACGACTTCGGCGATTGAGACAGGGTACACGATCCAGCTCCGCCGCAGTGTGCCCTTCACGCAGGAAACGCAACTCGACAATGACACCGGCTGGTTCCCGAAGGTCCACGAAGACACGTTCGACCGCATCGTCATGCAAGTGCAGGAACTGGAAGACACTGTTGACCGCGCAGTCGCCATGAGTCTGCTCGTGGATGACGGCGTAGACCGCACTCTGCCGACGCCCGAGGCAGGCAAGGTGTTAGCCTGGAACGGGGCGGCCGACGCTCTCGTCAACGTTGACCCAGGCAGCGTTGCGCTTGCGACTCCGGCCAGCGGCAGTGTCGGTCCATCCCAGTTCAACAAGACCGCAGTTACGGGTCAGACGGCGATCACCGTACCGGCTATCGACGATCTGGCCATGCTAAGTGACACCAGTGACAGCGGAAACCTCAAGAAAATAACACTCGAAAATCTGTGGAAGATCATCGGGTCACTCACCGGCCTGACGGCGCCTGACGCGACAGCCGACACCCTGGCGATCTATGACGCCAGCGCTTCGGCGACGCGGAAGATCACTCCGGAGAATCTTCTCAAGGTCGTGAATGGACTGACCGCTCTCAGCGCGGTTGACGGGGCGGCGGATTACGTGTTGATCTACGACGCTAGCGCAGGTACGTCCAAGAAAGTATTGGTGAACGATATTCTCGCGGCGGCGTCATCTCAGCAGTCGTTGAATCTGTTCGTAGTCTACACGGCCAACGGCACTTTCGTCGTGCCCGCGGGCGTGACTCGCATACAGGTCGAAGCGTGGGGCGCCGGG